CAAGCTCTCAGAACTGAGGCTTCGCGCTAAGGGTAATCCACGGCACACCTATTTAACAAAGAGGAGCAAGGCTTATGGCCGCCCCTATGGCCAACTATTCGGGAGGAACATTCCTCACCGACTTAGTTACCCGTCCTGAATTTCTTCAGTACATCCAAGAAGCAATCTATAACCAGTGCAAATGGGTTCAATCCGGCGCAGTGGTACGTGACAATGCACTCGACGCTAAGCGCGGCGGTGTATCTGTCCAGGTTCCGTTCTTCCGCCCAATCAATCCAACAGAAGAGCGGATCCAGTCAAATGCGACTTGGGGAACAAGTGGCGCAGGCTATTTGACACCTCAAGCCATCACTGGCGACGAGCAAATCATGCCGATCCTCCACAGAGGTTTCGCGTATGCATGTGACGACCTGTCCCGTCTAGGCACAGGCTCGGATCCAATGGCTGCAATCCGCAACCAATTGGCCGGTGCCATCAACGTGCTTCGTTCCACCACATTGGTGGACATGTTTGCGGGCATGTTCGACACAGCTCTAGCCGATAACGTCTGGGACGTTTCACAAAGTACTAGCGGTGCAACTGCTGCCAACTACCTAACAGCTGCTGCTGTTGTTGGTGCTAAGCACAAGCTAGGCGAACGCTCAGACGAGCTAAAGATCATTGCAATGCACAGCGACGTGTATGCATATCTGCAGCAGATTGGTGCGTTGACCTTCTCTTCCAGTAGTCTCGCTAGCGGCTCGGCCATTGAGTGGGGTGGTGGCGGCATCGGAGTTCGCTCTGATGATATTGCCTGGTTTATGGGTCTCCGCATAATTGTGGATGACACAATTGCGCCAACTCTTAACGTTGGTGGATCCGATCAGTATCCTGTCTATTTAACATCTAGCGGGTGTATTGCTGAAGGTGTCCAACAGGAGCTTCGCATTGAAGCCGAGCGTAACATCTTGTCTAAGCAAGATGTTCTCTCCACTGACTACCACTACGGTTTCCACGTTTTTGGTACTAATTTCAGTGGTCCTAGTAATCCTACTAATGCTAACTTAGCAACAGCAGGTAACTGGGATATGGTTTATTCCACTTCAAAAATGGTCTATACAACTTGTTTAATTGTGAACACTCCGTTCGCAACTAACGTTTAGACTGTTACATCGGTCCAAGACTTTCCACTCTTAATTGCACTTATGTTCGATTGAGAGACGTGGAAGTCTCGGGCCAGAGAAACTCCAGACTGACCCGCCGCAAGGCGGGTTTTTATTTGTCTAACCACCTGAACATTGAGCTTGACTGATCCGCCGCGATACTTGTTATCAACCGCTGCAGGTTCCGGGGCAACATAATCAGGGGATTGCATATAAAGAAGATTTTCTAAGCGGTTATCTGTCTTTTTGCCATTTATATGGTTCACTTGGTAGCCCTCGGGTCTAAGTCCCAAAAAAGCGCGTGTCACCAGATCGTGAACAAAGCGTTTTTTGGAGTGAGTTACAGCAACTCTCAAGTAACCATGCGATGTGGGTATTGGCTTTAGCAACAGCTGGACTTCGGCAAACCCAGCAGTCTTGCCGCCGTGCGACTTCCGCCTACTTACCTTGGAATGACTTAGCACGCGCCCCTTATTACTTACAGAAAAATTGGGATTTCCGACAACCCTTTTCCAAATCTCTCCATTGAGATTTTTATCTACTGTGTGCCATTGTGGTGTCGTCATTGCTCTCCTGCAGAGGTGATGGCCTGGCGAAGGTGTTCGCTCACGCTTCGCCAACCTTATGTGCTACAGTTTAACACAGAGGAGCAGATGCCTCTATGAAGAAGCCCCGTAGTAGAGGTACATACGGGGCTTTTTCTTTGATCTAGACTGAAGCCACTAGGTTCAGGCCATGACCGCAGCCATCGATGCCACGCTTGGAGGATCCGCCTCTAACAGCTATGTCACCCTTGCGGACGCCAATACTTTTGCCGAGTCTCAACCATGGGAGACTCAATGGGCTACCTACACAGACGATCAAAAAACAATCGCCTTATACCAAGGAGTGCGCTGGCTCGAAAGCCTTATGTGGGTAGGTCTTCGGTGCGATCCATCTACTGACGACGTGGACATTCCCCAAGCTTTAGCATGGCCACGCTATGACGCTGTATGTGATGGTGTAAAAGCATCATGCGGCGCAATCCCCCCACAAATCAAAACAGCTCAAATCGAACTAGCGTTTCAATTCCTACTCAACCCTTCTGCCGTAATCCCCATCGTTCCAACCTCTGGTCCTGCCGAAGGGGTTTATGTAAAACGTCAAAAACTCGATGTTTTAGAAGTTGAGTACGAAGAATATGCCGAACACAGCAGTTGTAATGATTGTTCTGACCCTTTAATCTTCCGCGACTTCCCCTGGCTGCGTCCACTTCTAGGTTGCTGGTACGCCGGCATAGGTGCCACTCGCCAAATCAAGTTGGTACGTAATTAATGAGCAAAGTCGATACTGTTTTTGGACCCATCCCCGGTCCTCTGATCCAGGAGTGGGGATCTCCTGCCGTATTTGTAAAAGCGGGAGCTGATACCTACAACCCAGAAACGGGTGCCATCACTCCATCAGAAACGCGCTTTGACGTAAAGATTGTCATCTGCGAACTAGACATCGAGGAGCAGGGGGGCCTATATCAAAAGGACGACGTAAAAATCCTGATCAACCCAGGTCAAATCGGTGGAGCGTACATAACAGCATCAGATTATTTCGAAGTACCAACAGCGGGTCAAAACCAAGTCATGAAAGTAATCGACCCAAAAACTTACCGAGGAGAGGATCCAGTTTTCTTTGTCGTAACGGCTAGACCTCAATGACAACCAAATTTAAAAATCTGCGTAAATATGTAGAGACGGCCAAGGGATGCATTTTAGAGAATGCAACTTATAAAGTCATTCATGATTTAAAGGAACAAGGCCCTTACTGGAGCGGAACTTTTGAGCGCTCGTGGGTAGGTGTAGCAGGAAACGTTTCTATTCCCATGATTATTGCGCCTCCTGCCGAACCCCCTCCAGTGGCGAGAACTCCAAAACTGATAACACCGCCTTCGGTGACACGTTACCAAACAGGAACTTCAGTCAATAACTACACAATCGGAAACCTAACTACATATAGAGCCGTAGCGCAAGACTTAGTTGTAGGTCGTATAAAAGGAGGCGGCAATGAAACCGCTGGATGGGATTGGTATCGAGGCTATTTATCGAGTTTCTTTAGAAGTACGCTGCAAGCTACTGTTACAAGTGTGCTGAAGGCCGACCCCCGCGTCACTAAGAACTTCTCATGACTCTCCAAAATATCCGCCGTTACTACGAAACCCCGATCCGTGATATCTGCGCAGCAGAAAATCTAGAGGTATTAGGGGCTAACCAACTAGCAGCAGGTGGAGACGCAATAAGTGAATGGGTCCAGCTAGATCTAACTTTTTCCACGACTACAACAGCTGGACTATGCGGAAACTTAGAACTAATAAGAGGCGTTTTCACAATTGGTTACTACACTATGAAAGGCATTGGTGCCGGTCAATCTCAAGACATAATGACCCAATTCATGTCTGCGCTAAACGATTTAACCGTTAGACCAGCAGCGCGTACATACGGAGTTCTAGGAACCATAGGACCTATCGCTGGTCCGGACTTCACAGCTTTGAATGACACCCCTTTCTTTTACACATCTATCAGTAGCAATATCATCGCTGACTGGGAAGCGCCTTAGAGTGTCTCTTATAGGGCCGTGCCCTTGACTAGGAGCCCCCGCCTAGAACACCCCCACCTAATCGTTTGTTATCGAGGCAGAAACACATGCCTGTTTCATGCAGCTCGACAGCCTTAACGGGCCAGTCCGGCTCAATATGGTTCACTCCTGCTGGTACGTCTTATTGCTTGGAGGATTTCACCGACTTTCCTGCCGGTGCTCTAATCACAGTGCCTACAGATAATGACTATCGCATTGGTGATACTGTCGTTTTCGAAGAAGAACAGGGAGGAAACTTAGACACTGCTCTAACAGCTTCCACTCCTGACACAAATCCCGCTGCCTACACCGTTTATTGGGTCGTAGCAGTTGCTGCTGATCGCACAACGATCTCAGTTTCCGCAACCCAAGGCGGAACAGCTGTCACCTTCAATGGTGACGGTGGAACGGGATCAGCGAACAGTTCTACCCCGGCCCACATAGGTATTTTTTATTATCCCTATGGTGCTGTCTGTGCAGTACGCGAATTCTCCCTAGAAATCTCTAGAGAAGAAATCGACGTAACTACTCTGCCTTCCGGAACAGGCACTGGCACGAGTTCTAAGTACGCTGCCTTCCGTAAGGTTCAAAGCGGATACGCTTCAGGAACGGGTCAAATGACCGTGTATTTCACCGACGATCAAAGCACTCTGGCTAACAGATTGCTTAGCAACGTCGTACTGAAAGACCAAAACGGCGCAGCAGTAAAACTTTATGTTGATACTGTTGCAGGGGCAGAAACAGTCGCTGGCGTTCTTCAACCCAACGACACTGAAAGTCTCTATGTCGAAGCTGACATCTCAATCACATCTATGTCTTTGAGTGTCAATCCTGACGACGCTACGACTGCTGAAGTTAGCTACACGATCATGAACCCCAAGAATATCTTGGGATCCGTGATAAGTTAACTCTAGTTTGTACGAGTTCCAGCCAGCCTTAACGGGCTGGCTTTTTAATTAGTGCTACATGTAGAATTCTTGTGTACTAGAGGTTTTTATGGCCACTAAAAGCGGGCGATTCATCGATAAGCTAGTTGCTGCAGCGCGACTGGAGCCTGTTAAGCGCGAAGTCGTTCTAGAGACCGGGGGCACAGTAGTTTTCTATAGCAGTCCATTAACAGCAGCCGAACGCGAGCGAGCCAAAAAACAAGCCCGTGGTGAAGATGCGCACTCTCTAGCGCTCCAGCTTTTACTAACGAAAGCAAAGGACGAAAACGGCCTACCTTTATTCACTCCTGGCGATGAAGCCACACTTCAGCGTGAATGCCGCGACGCTGATCTCCAACAATTAATGCTGGCTGTAATGGGGGCCAACGATGAAGGGGAAGACCTCGACATGAAAAGTGGTACAGAAGGAGCTAGCTAAAGACAACTGGCTTTTGCTGTGTTTCGGCGTCGCTAAGGAACTGGGCTACACCTACACAAAGCTAATGAGGGAAGTAGCCCCAGAAGAAATAATCCTGTGGTCCGCTTACTTCGGCCATTTAAACGACGAGCAAAAGAAGAGTATGAACAAGATGCGCCAGTCGAAACGAAGGTAAAAATGGAGCACGCTTAAACTGTGTAAGCACGTGCAGGAAAAGTAGTTGGCGGTTCAGGAAACCATTGTCCTCAACGTCAAGACTAAGGGTCTAGAGGCAGTAGAGAAGCGCATTGCCCGTATCCAACAGGGCACTAACAAGCTTGGCAAACAACAGGCAGTAAATAGGGCGCTTACCACCGAACAGTTAATCGTTCGGAAGATCGCAGAAATAGAAGGCATAATCACCAGAGAAACCAATAAGCAGGTCACCTCACAGCGAAAAGTAAACGCAGGTAAAAAGAAGGAGTTATCACTTACCAACCGAATAGCGAAGGCAGCCCGAAGTAAACGCCTAGCAGCAGCAACAATCGGTGGTGCGTTTCCCATCCTGTTTGGCGGCGGCCCAGGCTCCTCAATCGGTGGCGCATTAGGTGGCTTCGCAGGTGGACCCGGTGTAGGCGGCTTCGCTGGTTCGTTAGCCGGCAGCATCATCGGCGGCATAATAGATAAAACGGTCGCCGAAGCAGCGAAATTAGGTGCTGCTCTTAATCCTCTAACTGTTGATATAGCTGCATTAACCATATCTTTAGGTGAGTCTCAAAGTGAATTCGGCCAACTACTTCTACAACTAGAAGAACTAGGAGACAAGGAAAGAGCACTAGAGGAAGCCACCGCAAGATTGACTCAAATCGTAGGAGAGGATGGTGTAGAAGCTCTCAAAAATTTCGATGATGAAGTAGTTATCTTCTGGGACGAATGCAATAAAGCAACCACATCTGTCGCTGCACTAGCAGCAACAATTGGTGGCCCTTTACTTGGCGCAATAAATGAAGTATTAAATCGAGTAAATGCTGTTAACGCCTACGAGACGAGGAAACGAAATGATCCCGCTTTTGCAGCTAAAGAAGAGGCCCTAATAGAAAATAGGTTTGCGAAGATAAGGGCTGACACTTTAAAACATGCCCAGTCTTCGCTGGGCACGCCTCTTACCAGTTTTGGCAGCGAAGGGGGTATTGATGCCATTAAGTTTGACGTCAGAGAATATTTTATGGGAACCGTCCACGGTGACCAGCAAGCTATCCGAGCCCTAGAGCTAGCTAAAGAACAAAACAAAGTGAACTTAAATGGAAACAAGATTCTCCAAGATCGAATAAAAGAGCTGAAGATTTTAAGGGACGCACAGAAAGACGGTTCTTCGGCACCTGTCGAGAAAGCAGACAGAACGGCCCAGCAAATGGCTGACTTGCAATATAACCGCGCAATGCTTGCACTTAAGCAGCAGTATGTTCCTCTCGTAGGTGAGGAAGGACGCTTATACGAGAAGCAGTTACGTGAAAAACAAATAACCCTTCAACTCGACAAAGATATAGCAAAGATTCATGCTGGAACGAGCAAGAATAAGGCCGAAGAAATTCTAAATAAACAGCTAGTAGCTAAGGGTAAGTTACAAGATTTGGATAATAAAGAAGCCTTGTTAATGGCCGTACGCCAAGAGAATTACGAAAAGTTAATAGAACGTTTAGACCTAGAACTCAGAATAAAGGAAGCGGTAACTGAAGAACAGCGAAAGCAATTAGAGATAGAGAAGAAAATGCTAGCTCTCAAAGGTGAATTTGATGAGGATCAACAGGAGAAGATTAAAGAGAAATTAAAAGCATTAGATGAAACTGATAAGGGCGGAAAACTCAAGAAGTATATGGAAGGCCTACAGGAAAGTTTAAAGGATGTTGATGGGATGATCGTATCCCTACTTGAGACTATAGAATCCGAATTCGCTAGCGCGATGAGTAGTGCTATCTACGGAGTAATTACAGGAACGAAGACAGCACAAGAAGCCTTCTCTGAGATGTTTGCAAATATCGGCAAGGCATTTATAGATATGGCAACGCAGATGATTGCTAAGGCTTTGATTCTGAAAGCGCTTGGAGTAGTCCTGGGCGGCGCTGCCGGTGGCGGTGGTGGTGGCGAAGGTTATTCAGGCGGGGGCTTCGCTGGAGGACTATCAAAAGAATGGGCTAAATACATGGCCGAGGGCGATTACGTCACAGGCCCAACTAACGCAATCGTTGGTGAAGGCGGCCAGCCCGAATATGTGATCCCAGAAAGCAAAATGGATGGGGCTCTATCCCGCTGGAACGAGGGAGCCAGAGGCGATGACGTGCTCTCTGACAGTCCATCTGCCGGCGGTGAATCCGGCGGTTCTAGTGGTGGAGCGCTTGACGTCAACTACAACGTGACCCAGATCAATGGGATGAACTTCGTCACGGAGGAACAATTCCAGGCGGGCATGAATAAGGCAGCCAAGCAAGGCAGCCAGATGGGATCTGCAATGACATTAGGAAGACTGCGGAATAGTCCAACGACAAGGCGGAAGGTGGGCATCTGACATGACACAACTCAGCATTGGCCATTTTCTGCGTTTGTATAACGACACTGGAAAGCTTGTTCATTCATTCCAGAATTTCTATATCGGAGAAACGGTTTCTGTTGACAGTGTTGCCTATGCATTTGTTCCTTTTGGCTTCAGCGGCTTGAGCACCAGCCGGCAGGGGGATTTGTCGCCAACCACTTTGGTCTTTCCGAACACGTCACTTTCCAGGGGTTATTTAGACGAAGCCTTGAGGGGTGGGGTGATTGGTTCAAAAAAGGTGACTTACAGCTCTTTGCCTTATGTCGGGGAAGTGGACGTGAACATTCTGGAGCCGGACACGCGAGTAGTGATCACCAAGCTGTTGACCTATACCGGCCAAGCCACGGCGGGGGGCTGGGGAGAAACTGAGTTAATACTTGAGCTTTCGAGCGTTATTGATGCTGTTCGTTCAGACATTCCAACCAGGACGCTTCAGCAGGCGCTAGTTGGTGGCTTGCCAACTACCTCGAACGTGCGTCTTCGTTAATGGCTGACCTGGCAGATCTAATTGGAACGCCTTATGTGTACGGCAAAACTGACTGCATTCATTTGGTTCTGACCGCACTGGATCGCTTAGGGATCGATCGACCACCAATGAACCGAGATTGGTATGAAATGCCTCCGCGCAAATGGGGTAAGGATCTAATCCGTTGGGGGAGGCGTATTGATACGCCTGCTTACGATGGGGATGTTGTTGTTTGCCCCGATCCGCTCGGGTTTTCCGTTACATGGAATCGAGGGCTCTTATTGATATGCAAAACCAGAAAATCAGTTCAATGGTTGGGCCCTTCACATATACCCAGCCTCTTTTGCCATACGAACGGCAACTCATCGAAGTTCTCGGCATTTCGGAGCAGGAATATCGACATTTCGCATCTGAGGTAACAGCGAGAGGGCGGCAGCGCTCAGCGGCTTACGCCCATATCCCAGATATTCGGTGCGACCCGTTTATTACCCCAATTCTCATCAGCATAGCGGTTGGGCTCGTATTAACTGGCGTTTCAATGCTGCTGGCTCCAAAGCCTGTCATGCCAAAGAGTAGAGGAAAGGATGAGGATGATCCGATCACCCAGAAGAACATGGGGGATCTGCAGGGGCGGACGCGATTCAACGGTGCTGTTGGGTTTGATTCAGCGCCACAAGTTGCATTACTAGGCAGCCGAATCCCGTTGATTTTTGGGCAGTACATAGACGGCAAAGACCCATCTGGCGGGATCATGGTTGAGCCGTTACTAGTTTGGTCCCGCATGTTCGCCAATAACAGTTTTCAGACAATGGAAGCGGTGATGACGTTGGGCAATGCAACCATTAGCAAGGCGCCAGATCTGGCGGGTTGCATGATCGGCGGCACGCCTATTGATACCATTTACAGTACAAACTATGCGGTGTCTTGGAGTGCGCAAAAGGGCTCAAATCGTTTGGGAGCAAGGGACATTATTTATGGAATGGCGGAATCAGCGAGGAATAAGTATGGCCTATTTGTGTGTCCAACAACTACGGGTGATGCTAAAGGCGGATTCTGTATGGCCAGCACACCATCTAATACCACTTCGTTCGGCGTTTATGCTTCTATTCCTAATGGTGGAGCGTATAAGGTCAACTGGCGAGTGGTTTCTATCCCTGAGCAAGCAGGGACAATAAAAGAGGACCCCAAGCACAGGCTAGAAAACGAAAGGCGGAAGATTGCAGGGAAGCTATATGATCACCGAGCAAAGGGGATGGGCGGCACTGGCCGAGTTTATAGCCCAAAATGTGGAGTAATTAGAATAGATGATGTAACTTATGACAAACCGGGTGTAGCGAGTATAAAAGTTGGATCAGAGCTTACCTATCGGATTTCTGGAACAAAATTCACGGTGGGTAATACTCAATTTGTCTACAAGTCAGAGGTGACTCCAGAGGATATAAACCACTCTGTGATTGCCATACGAGACAAAACTGAAGCTGGTATGCAGCTGAATGAGGTGTTTATTATGAACCAGGCTCTTTTGCGAGTAACGAGGCGGCCAAATACTGTATGGGAACCAGGGAAAACCCGTGACTACAAATTGGAATGTATAGGGTTTGTTGGTTCATCTCGAAGGGTTGCAGCCATTGGATCAATAGCCCTTAGACGGCCAGTTCTATACGGTGACGGACTAGATAGTGTCAAACCACTCAACAAGCCGGCGGCATGGTTTTGTCTATCAAAGATTGATTTAGGTCAGTTCAAAAACACGCGGCCATCTGAGGTGACAGAAATAGGGATTAGAAGCCAAGTGTGGTCAAGAGCTTCTGGCCTGTGTATTTTCTCCAACATTCCCAAACCCAGAACGTTGTATAGATACGACAAAAACAGAGTGCAGTTAAACGCAGGGCGTCAGAGCCGCTACATGATGCGGTCTTCATTCTTTGTACTAGGTGTCAAGCTTGTAGGGAGCACGAAGAATGATGATTTGGACGGCTTCGACACATTCGAGGATGCTCTTTTCTGCGTTCGTGGTAACACTCCAACAGATGTGTTTAATAGTATTACAATCCACCATCCAGAGTTGGGGGAATATGAGTTCAGATTTACGCCTGTCAATCATACTAATTTGACTCGTTACAAGGAGCCAAGAACTATTTGTTACTCATTAAACACCTCTGCAAAGAGAAGGAGCCTTTCCCAAAAATCTAGTCATTACGGTACATTTCAGCTGAAATTCAATGCAGACATATTCAAAATAAAAAATTTGTTTGAATTGGAGGAGTTCGAGGCACCATACCCCCGCGGCAACCGCCCTCGCAGTGGGCGGGTATTTGAATCAAACGCTCAGGTTAAGGAGTTTTTTGCCTATGACGAGGTGACAACATCTTGCGAATCGTCCCCAGAACATGAGATTGTATATGTGAACGAAAGTAGGAATAATAAGACCCTGCCAGAGTATTCAGATATGGCCATGTTTGGTCTAAAGCTAAGGTCCATGAATCAGGTTCAAAGCTTTAGGCAACTGCAGGTATGGTTGTATGACGGGATAGATATTGATAGATACTTGCAAAGTGGCAAAGGCCCTTCTAATAATCTGGCGGATATTGTCAAGTACGTTTTATCAATTCATCATGATGGTTCGGGGTTAGGGCTAGAAATCAGCGAGCGATTGATTGATGAAGACGGGTTAAGGAAAAGTGCATTGTTCTTGGACAAGAACGGGCTGCGATTTGATGGCGCAATCTCTGATGGGGTGAATATACGAGATTATTTTTCTTCATTAGCCCCTTTATTACTATGTAATTTTGTGGTTGCTAATGGTAAGTTCTCTATGGTTCCTGGCGTTCCGGTAGATAACAGTGGCCGTATGCTTTCAAGCCCTGTTCCTATCGCTCAATACTTCAATGACTCGACTGTTATTAAGGGAAGTTACAGCCTTGATTTTTTACCTCAAACAGAGCGAATGCAATTTCGTGCGGTTATGAAGTATAGAAAATCAATCAAAAACTCATTAACTGAAGTCGAAACAATCATGGTCGCCTGGGGGGATGAACCTGCGCTCCCCTCCCCTCAAGAAGACTATGACATGACTACATTTTGCACGCGAGAATCGCAGGCATTTATGACCGCCAGATACCTGTTAAGCCTTAGAAGACGAGTAGATCACACAATCACATTCCAGACTCTTCCTGACGGTTTGGCACTTAAGCCGGGGGATTACATCAGATATGACTCCATCGCTAGTCCCTATTCATCGCTTCATTCAGGAGTCATCAGAGCAGATGGAAAGTTGTTATCTGTTAATCCACCAGCCAATGGCACGTATTTCGCTTATTTGTATTTAGTAGGGGCGGATGATGTAACAGAGGCGAATCTTGTTATCTCTAGAGGGAAGGTGACCGACTCCAATTATTTTGGAGCGCTGTTTAATATTCCTGACCAGGGAACGCCAGGGGAAGCCGGATCAATCCCGGTGCGATGTGGCGTTTATTTAGCTGAGGAAATCTCGCTTGGAGAGGATGGGCTTGTGCAGATCACTGCGAGTCATTTCCCAGTCAACGAAAATGGAGTCTCTAAAATTGTTGAGGACGTATTGGATCAGGATCTTTTTGAGGTGATCACATGAGTGCAACTCTATTTCCGCGCTACCCGGCCCCAAGTGGGCGGACCTATATGCCAGGTGATTACGCCTCAGCTCGTTACACGGCGCAGAGCGGCGCAGAGGTGAGGATTCTGTATGGCAACAAGCGGCTCTCTTCAACACTTCAGCTTGTTTACAACAACATTACGGATACCGAGGCTGAAGCTTTTCTGACGCATTACAACCTTGTCAAAGGTACTTTCGAGAGTTTTAAGACAAGAGGCAACCCAACTGAAGCCGGATGGACAGGCAGCGCGGGAGAGCTGAACACAACTGCGATGGTGCCAGACACACGGTGGCGATACTCTGGGCCGCCGCAGTTACAATCGACCTATGTAGGGAGATCTTCGATAGTGATTGATCTTGTAGCGGTAACGATCTGATGGCTTATTACAGCGGTGCGAATGGTGAGCTATGGATTGGTGGTGTGAGGGCTGGGCAGGTCAAGAATTGGAGCTTTGGTTCTACGGTTGCGACCCTCGACACAACAGCCCTGGGCCAGACGGATGGCACGGTGACTTATGGACTCAGAACTACTGCAGGCAATTGCTCGCTGTTTTATCACCAGGAATTGCCTGGCTCTGGAGGAAGCTGTAGCGATTTGATCAGAACAGTTGTTCAGGGGCGGACCAAAAACGCTGTGGCTGGTGTAGCAAAAGCACCGGCCCAAGTAGATATAAAACTGCGTGTCAATGATGGAACAACCAAAGGGCGATTTATTGAAGGCGAGGTGTTGATCACAACAGCATCGATGACGATGACGCAAGGTACAGTGTTCTCCGCAGATGTGGGGTTTCAGTTTGTTGGAGCACCGGTTGAGGTCTTGCTGTGAGCAAAGGCGTTTACCTCGGCACAAACGGGTCAGTTGAGATTGCGCGGTCAAGTCTTAATGCCCCGCTGTCTTCTGTTCTGGACGCTGCTGATGTAAACGTTTCACTTAAGCGCTTTTCATTTGATTTTGCTTCTGGGGCGTTAACAACTGGGGATCGCGCTTCTATTTATACGGAAGATAAAAGCAATCTTCAGTTGGTGGCTGGCCATACGTTCCCCGACTGGACTGGATATATCAACATTGACGACGCTGGTGGCATCAGACTTTTTGATTCATTCACGAAGGCAATAAACGGCAACCTATCTGAAGCCCTGCAGCTAATTGCGCCGATAACATCCCAGGTCATATTGGTGACAACAGGCGATCCAAAGTATCGATTCGTCAGTCAGATTCAGACGTATGAGTTCACGACTAACAGAGCCACGATTGACCTAAGCAGCCTTGGGGATGAGTTTCAGAAGCAATATGCCTCTGGCTTGATCTCTGGTCAGGGAGTAATTGATTGTTTCTGGGAATATGAGAGGCGGCTATGCGAGACCGATTGCATAGGGCAGTGTGAGCTAAGTCAATACTTTGCAGAGCTAGTGATACGCCTACAGCAAGGTTCAGATTTTGCTGGAAAGTTCCATCTGTTCACTGACCCCATTAAGGCCGTCTGGTGGGAATGTCCCATCTGCATTGTCACTGGGGTGGCGATGTCATTTGAGCCAACCCAACCGATCAGAACGCGAATCAATTTTGTGACCTCCGGCGCTATCAGCATGAAGGTTGGCAAACCAGAGGGCTACCTCTTGCAGGAAGACCTAGATCCAGTCCTCCAGGAAGATTTGAGGCTGATTGCATTAGAGGATGATTGATCCGTTTTAGCGAGGGTTAATAGACTGATAGAAAGTTTTTTAATGGCAGCATGGCAGACCTAAAAATTAGTCAACTGCCACCCTTGTCAGGGTCGTTGCTGCAGGAGACTGACCCGGTTGCAGTTGCAGACCTAAGCGCATCTGAAACGAAGAGCTTGACCGCTCTGCAATTGGCTACCGGCATCGCGTCGATGTTCCCGGCGTCAAGCATTCCCTCCTCATCCGTTGCTCTCACAATTCCTGCCGGCTCTATTGGTACTACCGAGCTGGCTGATGACTCAGTAACAGCCGACAAACTCGCTGATAATTCGAGCGCTATTGCTGGGAGCACTGGTGGCACGGGCACCTTTGTGGGTCAGGTCTTCATCGACACCGCCACTAATCACGCCTTTTACTGGAACGGCTCAGCGTGGACTGGATTCCAAGGAGACACAGCCCTAGGAAACATTGCTGGTGGTACGGGGCCAGTTGTTATCTCGCCAGCGGAAACGGATGGAGACGTTGTTCTAAATACTGCCTTTGAGGCGAGTACTGGTGCGGCTGAATTTGTTGCAGGCCCAACTAGCGGCGCTGGTGCTGTCGATTATCGGCAAATTATCGGAACGGATCTGCCTACAGCCGGAACTACCAAAGGTGCGGTTGTTGTCTCCGGCAATGGTCTGCGGATGGACGGCAACACGCTTGAAATTGATAACGATGTAACTGAGACCAGCACGTTCAGCGTTTGCAAGGTTGATGTCAAAGGTTTGGTTACTGCCCATCAACCCATCGGACCAACTGATTTGCCGATAGCGACAACCACAACGGTGGGCGGTGTGATGGTTGGTACGGGGTTATCGATCGCTGGGGGTGGAAGCCTAAGCCTTGATACCCAATCAGGGGTCGGGACCTTTACCAAGGTAACGATTAATAGTCAGGGTGTTGTTACATCTGGCACGGTCTTAGATGATACTGATATTCCTGATCTGTCAGCAGAGCAGCTGACGACAGGATTTCTTGAACCGGCGCGTATTACTGATCACAGCATTGAAAGAAAGAAGCTCGAAGATTATTCGATTGCGTTCATTCAAGAGGCTCCGCCCAGCACTCAAGACGCCACGCTCTATGCAGGCTGCTTGTGGTTCCAGCCATCAACAGCGCAGCTCCGCATGTGGAGTGCCACGTTTTGGGCAGATGTGGGTTTCGGTCGCTTGTCTGCCGACAACCTGCGCTTTGGTGGAACGATTAACGCCTCCACGGGCAAAGTCACGGGTGTGACGAGTGCGGGCATAACGGCTGGATTGGTAATTGGCGGCGCATTGCCTGCGGCAACCGATGGTCTTGGTGGTTTGTACGTCGTTGTTGATACTGCGGGCAGCAATATCAACGCCACCCCTAACGTTGTTTATGTCGCGGGCGACTGGTGCTTGTGCATTAGCGATGATGAGGGCTGGGTGCGTATCCAAACGGCAGCCGGCGGCGGTTCGGGGGCGAATCTATTGGGCGAGTTGCTAGATGTTTCGCTCGGCGCTCAGCCGCAGACGGGCGATATTCTCGTTTATAGCTCTAATGCCCTGTGGCAGAACGTGAACACCCTGGATGGGGGTACTTACTGAGCCCTTGCTAGGCGTAACTAGGATGGAGACGCTCGCGTATGTCGAGTAGATCTTCGCCGGTATTGGCAAATGGCAACGCGCATAAAGCTGAAGAACTCAGTAGAGCTGAACAAGGCACCAACCACTACAGACATTGAGGTTGGTGAGCTGGCGATCAACGCCAACGCAGGGAGTCCAGCCGCTTACATCCGAGACTCAGGCGACAACATTGTTCAGATCGCTGGAGTGGGAAGTGTCAACACCCCCGATGCCAGCGAGACCGTAAAAGGTATTGCCAAGATCGCGACAACCGCTCAAGTAACGACGGGAACGGATGACACAACGATTGTTACGCCTGCAAAGTTAACGGCAGCAACACCAGCCGCGCAGGATCTGCAATCAGTTTGCGATGAAGGAAATACCACAACCACAGGCATGAATGCGAATGGCACGATTACAGCAAACCTTTTCTCTGGTCCTCTACCTTATAGCGATTTAACGGGAGCACCTACGATTCCGACTAATAATAATGAACTGACTAATGGTGCAGGCTATGTAACAAGCAGCGGAAACACAACTGTAGGAACCAGTACTAATCTTGACACTTCTGGAGCGGATGTTGTTGATAAGCTTACTATGACTGAAGGCGTCATAACATCTCACACCATGAGGACCTTAACCTTAGGTCAACTTGGTTATACAGGTGATACTGATGCTAATAAATATACTCACCCTAGTTACAACAGTGATGACTTCAGTATCAACACTGGACATTTAAGTGGGGCTACAGTTATTGATGATATTGATATTAATGTAACTACAGATGGTTCAGGTCATGTTACTGATTGCAACGGAACTGTTGCCACTAGGGACCTAACATTAGGAGACCTAGGGTATATAGGCGCTACTAATGCAAACTACATAACCAATAACAATCAACTGACTAATGGTGCAGGCTATGTAACAAATGGTTCAGAGCTTGGAACAAATAGCGTAACTTTTGATAAGTGTGAGTTTATTAACTCCAACAATAGATTCTATACTGGCAATGACACCGATACGACATCAATAATGGCTGGCAGGAACTTAGATAGTACTTACATGACAAGTGGGAACCGCGCTTTGATTCTGTATCATAGCGAGAAGAGTTGGTTGCGTATTTCTTCCCGACATTCAAGTACTGATAACTACTTCATGCAATGCCGTAGGAATGAAACAGATAGATTTAGGATTGCTGCTGATGGTGATGTAACTAACCACGGAGGCAACTATGGTCAAATCTCTGATATCAAGCTTAAAACAGATATCACTGACGCTACTCCGGCTTGGGATGACGTTAAAGCTCTAAGGATACGTAACTTCTACTTCAAACCTGAGCTGGATATCCCTGAAAAGCAGCTTGGCTTTATTGCACAAGAGGTAGAAGAGATCTTCCCGTCCCTTGTTAAAACTGAGGAGGATTTAGATGATGACGACAATCCAACAGGAGAAACCATAAAGTCAATCAAGACATCCATTATCACGCTGAAAGCCGTTAAGGCTCTGCAGGAAGCTATGGAACGGATTGAAGCTTTGGAGGTAGAAGTTAAATCACTAAAGGATAATGACAGCTAGATGTTTTGCAATGGGATATAAAATGAATTAAGCTCTTTCTTGATAATACCGATCAAGGGGCAGTGTTCCACAGATCACCTTCAGCCTTACGACGCCTACGCAGTCCTACTTCTACTGAGGAGCCGGGATTGCAGTAGAGGTCAAAAACATCAGGTACTTTGTTCCATTCCTTGTTTTTTAAAACTGTTGAAATAGTGTTGAAACCTGCGGAACCGTAGAAGTAGGCCCCAAGGTTGTATGCGAAGCTAAATAATGCACCTGTTTGGTTATCATTCATCTCGTTAAAATAGGGGACAGTTCTCTTTATAACGTTCCAGAAGTTTTTTTCAGCGATGTTAGCGAACAAGTCATCCGCTTTCTCTTGGGTGATAGCTGGATCGGTTATGTGTACGTGGGTTCCGTCCTCATAGAACGTATTGCCCCAGCCAATCGTGGCGACATCCACACCATCTAAGTAGGGCTTCAGACGACATCCTTCAAAATTTTTGCACAGGTCTAGACCTTGCTGAGGAATAGCAGAAGGGACTACCTCTGGTACGGGTTCGGCTTCGCGATACTTCAAGACCCAAGCGCTGCCATCCTGAAGTAGGGACTGGGGCATCGCATCTTCTAAAAGCTTTATAGCCTCTTGCTGGTTAGGGGTGGATACGAAATAGGTAAAAAAGTCAGAAAGTTTAATAGTCATAGCTTGACCTTAGCTCCAGCTGTTCTCAGTCTTAGCTTAAGCAGGGCTTTGGTTTCTAGTTGTCTTACTCTTTCCCTAGAGATACCAAGTGTTTTTCCTAGGGCTGAAAGAGATTGAACTTCTCTCCCTGCCAATCCGAAGTGGTGATTGAGAATGGTCTGTTCTTTACGAGATAGCTGTTTGATCATTTCCTTTAAATACTCTGCGCCTAGAGACCACGCCAAGCTTTCCAGCATGTCTTCAGCATCTGGATCGGCCACAGCATCTAATAGACAAGTCTCCGTGTTGGTAGCAACTGGGGCGTCTAGGGAGTATGCGTCATTTATGTGCGCCATGTACCCCGCTAAGCGCTTAGGTGGAACGTTTGTAAATTCTGCGCATTCCTCCAACGTGGGCATTCTTCCATGCTGCATCTGGAACGAGGGGAGCCAGTAGCGCAGCTTGATGATCTGATCATTGGCATTCCCAGGCAAGCGGATCATCCGATCGAACTGAGATAGATACCGCGTGACTGCCTGCCTAATCCACCAGAACGAATAGGTAGAAAATGCGTACCCACGTTCAGGGTCATACTTTTTAATTGCTTGGGCCATGCCAATCGTTCCCTCTTGGATCAGATCCAGTAGGTCACTGCGGTGGGCACGGATTGCGTACTTCTTTGCAACTACCACTACGAGACGGAGATTGCAGTTCATCAATTTTTGATAGGCTCTTTTTCCCGCCCGAATCTCTCCAGAGGTTGGCTCCTCAGAGTCAATCCACTTTCTTACGCAACGCGCAAGCACTATCTCCTGCCGATGATTCAGCAATGGATAACGGGAGATTGTGTTGAGATAATCTTTAATAGAGTCACTCATTAGTGAGTGCAGGTTTCAATGATTGGCGCGTGTTCAAGCACCCCGATCAAGGCACGGGCAACTGAGACGGCTTTTTCAAAAGTAACAAAACTACAAGCGTCATCACGCTTCTCGGTGAGGCGCACGCCTGAACCAGTCGTGTCATAACAGGCAGAAACGTAGAGATTGTTGGATTTAAGAAGGAAACGCATTAGCAAAGAGTGGAAGCTACTTCATCTCTACTCCATCAGTCGCCGCCAAATTATCTGTCAGCCGGTTGGCATAGTCGTAGGCGCAGGCCATGGCAACTTTAAGTGAATCATAGTAGATGCACTTTGAATCTTCCACACATACTTTCCAGCGGTCGTTGCATTTAAAAATAGCGAAATTTTGGGTCATGGTTTTGTCGTGTGATCTTGCAATTCCTTTATCAGTGAACCTGAGCCCAGTTCTTACCGATGTGGACTTCAGCGATGCATGGAACATCAGCCATAAATACTTGACCGGCTTCTTCCATTTTTTCCTTGAGCAACGGAGCCCACGTTGACGCTACTTCGTCTCTACATAGCAGCAGGATTTCGTCATGAACGACGGCGGCAATCTTCACAACATCCTCTCCAGCAGCGTGTACAAGTGGCCAAAGTTTTATTAAGGCGAACTTGAGGCAAGCGCTTCCAGCTCCTTGTATCGGTGTGTTCGCACGTACGGTGAGCCTGTTGAGATCCCCTGGCAGGTAGCGCCGTAATCCGGTGCCGGGAATGCGAACCTCGGCCCATCTATCCCCTTCCGACGCGGTGGCTTCTTCAGCTGCTCGCTTGTGCCAACGTGCAATTCCTTTGTAGGCAGCGTGCCACTTCTTCTTAAATTCAGCAGCTTCTTTTAGCGAGATGACCAGACCTTGGCTGCCAGCGTAGCTCCGTAAACCTTCTGCACCACCACCAAACAAGAAACCAAAATTACAGGCCTTGGCCTGCTGGCGCGAGCATCCCACCATGTCAGCTGTTATCTGGTGGATGTCTTCCCCTTCCTGGTACGCAGCAATCATGCGTTCGTCTTTGGCGATGGCTGCTGCTAGACGTAGCTCCAGCTGTGAGTAATCAGCATCCACGATGGACCAGCCTTTGGGTGTTTGCACGCAAGCGCGGAATTCCGGTTCTCTAGGTACTTGCTGAAGGTTGGGTTTGATGCAGCTCATCCGTCCCGTGTCTGCCCCTAATTGCATATAGCTGGCTTTGGTTACGTGGGATGAGTCCATCTTTGCTTGAATTGAGACAACCATTTGCCTCCGTTTTTCAGATTTCTTCCACGTCAAATAGAGCTGGATGATTTCACTGTCTGCGGCGTAACCACGCAAGGCAGCACGGCTAGCGCTCGGCTTGCCATTGCTATCGGTTGGAACGTGTCCGAGCAACGCGGTTAATTTTTCAAGCAACTGCTTCGGGGAGCTGATGTTGAAGCCGGCTGGTTTCTTGGTTCCATCGCGAACGTAACCCGTGGCTCGTGGCCTGAGGTTTAATGAGCCATCCTCATCTCGTGGCAGCCGGTGTTCAGCTGGCAGGTTTGCATCGAGCTTCAGAATAAACTCGTTCCCTAGCTGCTCAATGTCGTGGCTGTAGTCCTGCTTTCTTTGCTCCAGCTCTTCTGGATTCCATGGCAAGCCACAGCGCCAGATTTGAGCGAGCGGCCTCAGAGCATTGCACTCAACTGCGTAGGCATTAGTCAAACGGTTCGTAGCGATCCGCACAAGCAGCGGATTCTCAAGCTCGGCCAGCGCTATTACATCCCTGGCAGCGTAGAGAATCTGTTCTTCACTAAGGATCGGTGCGCTCCAGTCAGAGAGCTGCTGTTCTTTGGGCAGCACAACAGGACGACCATCATCATCCTTTAAGTACCTTTGTACTACATGCTGTAGGCCGTGGCGAACCGTTGAAGATATTCCATTGTTGATCAGCTTGCTAGCCAGCATGGAATCACCGATGCGCCCTCGTGGGTGCATGTCATATTCCTGGAGCCAAGCCAGGTCAAAGACAGCGTTATGAGCGAACCAAAAGCGCTCGCCATTGGTAAAGAAGAGGCGCAGCTTATTGAAGCCAGCTTCATCTAAATCAAACAGGTCTATAACGACCACACACTTGCGCACCTTTGAACCAAGCTGAAGCAAGCGGAGCTTGCCTAGTTCTGGCTGTAGCTGGAGCGTTTCTACGTCAAAGCAGACGCTCGAAGCTGTGGCTACATGCTCAAGGTATTGAATGCCTTGATAGAGGGTGTAATTAGTATTCATAGTTCCCCTCCATCTGCACGCTTTCAGCAGGGATTTCAGGTAGCGGCTGCTGCGTTAGGGCCAGCGCGTAGAGGCTGAATACAAGAACACCTAGGCACACAAGGCCTAGGTGGGGCGAAAAATACTCTTTCATAAGGTCCTCTAGTTGGAGGTAATTACCTTATGAGTGTATCACATCGATGGGCCACTTGGTAACCAAATCAGTTTTAAAGTCACACAATGCCATATATGCACCGAAGGCCTGGGCGACTTCTTGCGGATCACCGCCAGACCTTATGAGACCCTTCCATCTGGCATCTGCAGCGTTACAGTGCTCACGTATGAGGGATAAGATCTCAAATAAAGAAGCCCCATTGGAGGGGCTTGTGGATGACTTAGACATCATCGGGAAACTCAATCGGTGGAACATAAGTCCAGTCTTCGGAAGGGATCCAAGGTAGGCGCTTCTTGATGTCGCTATGTGTTGGAGCGTTTTCTGGTGTCACCTCTTCGTCCCATAGTATTGTTGTAACACAATAACCAGAAGCGAATTCTGGTGGATCGTAAAGGGTGGCAGGGGAAACCTGAACTGCATCTTCAACGATGGCGTGAACCTCAATGAGGTCCGAACCTTTGGTGTAGCTGAAGTTCTTTAAGGTGGCTTGGGGCATGGGTGAACCTTCTTTACCTCTGTATCATACTAGATTATTTCTGCTGGTGTAGTTCTTATTGGCCGGTTTGCCAATTGGCACACCATTAAAAAAGCCACCTCAAGCTGCAGGCGGCTCTTTTGTTTGAAAGGTGTACCAAGCCCTTCATGTATATACAGTAGCACACCAAATAGGTGTTGTCAACCTTATCAGAAGATCCAAGGGCAGTTGGCTTTCATCCAGGCTTCTTGGTGGACCGTGTAGTCGTGGATGAATGAGGCTCGCGTTGGGTAGGTGGGACCTCCGTTCCAGGTTTCCGCGTTTAACGAGTCCATAGTCCTAAGAGCCTCCGCGTTAGCTGTTTTCCATGGGACGTAATTAGCGTTCGTGTCGGCATATACCGCGCACTTGTTGAAGGGCGGAGCTCTCCAGTTGAGCCTCTCAGCTCCGGTCCAGGAGCTGAGATGGCCTTCGTGTGCCAGCGCCGGAGTGGAGCTGAGCAGCAGCGCAGCCAGGGCTGCCCACCATTGCGACGTATCCAACTCAATCGATACCTTCGGGTTCATAGATAGCATAGCACACTAGGACCAGCTATTAAGCGCATCGAGCACGTCTCTAGCCATGGCTGCTTGGTGCGGACTCTCCGGCAGCGGTTTAGGGCTGTTCCCTGTATGTGTTCGAAAATCGGTCTCTTTGGCAGGTTTTTGGGTGACAGCCTCGGATTCACAATGGGACACCTTGTCTAATTTCGGTGGGGTGTCCCATTGCTTTTCTTCTGTCGTACCAGGAGAAGCAAGGGGACTAGGGGACAGCTTTGACGCCCCCCGCGTGACTCTCTCTTCTGCTACTACTGCTTTGTAGTATTTAGTGGCTCTACCTCCTTTGGTGGTGGCTCGTTCTTCAGAGACCTCCACCAGCTTGCGCTTAGCCAACCGCTGGAGCGACTTTTTCACGGCTTCTACAGATCCATCCGTGTTAACCAGCGGATCCATCTGCAGCTCAGCCCTGGTTCGTGCAGCGGGATGGACCACGCGCAACCTTTGCAGGATGCGATCGGAAACGGTGCTGCCAACCTCTTCAGGCTTCTGCCAGTCGCTGAGCGAGAAGCTCAGATCCTTTTCTTGCTTAAGGAGCAGGTTGCAATCAGTCCTACCGGATCTGCTCTTGTGGACCGTGATTATCCGAGCGTCCTTATCAGCATTTTTCCCTTCAGGCCTGGTGATGTTCCATTCCTCGCTAACCGCATCTCGGATAGCGCTTGTACCTCTGAAGCCTCCAGTCTTGTTGGCGTGGTGAATGAAAACGATTGAGCAAGGGTCAAACATCCTGCCGTTTTGGTTGGTCAGCCAGTACAGAGGCGAAGCAAAATCGCTTTTGTTTTCATCGAAAGCTTTACCACCAGAGCAGCCGATGAGCGAATCAAAAATGATCAACGCCGGCTTGATCTTCTTGACCGCCTTGATGAAGGCAAGCTGCCTGCAGATCTGCCAACCGTTGAAGATATGGATTGGTGCGTTGGGGTTTATATCAGCGTCGATGAGCTGATTTTGCAGGGAGCTTTCGGGCTGATCACCGTTGAAGATGATCACGGGTCCTTGTTTCACGTCCATCAACTTGCCGCGCACCATGAAAGGCTTGCCTTCGGCTACGTGCTTAGCGAGCACCCACGCCACCATGGACTTGCCGGTGCCACCAGCGCCATGCAGTAGCAGGGTAGAGGGAGTAGGCAGGACATCAGGGATGAGGTAATTGGTCTGATAGTCCGTGGCCATCAGATCAACCAAGGATTGAGATCCTTGTTGCATCTGGTGCATCTGGTCATCGAGCAGCATCTTTTCGAGCGGTGCTGTATCCCTGTAGTTTGCTGCAGTTGCAAGGGTGTGGAGCGCGTGCGTCATCTCCGCTGGATTGTCTATCTCCATGCATTCCTTCGCTCGACTCATCAGCTCAGCGAACGGAATTACCTCATTTTTAAAGCGAATCGTTTGCGCCTCGCAATCTTGAACCAGTGCGAGTAGGCCGTTTTCGCGAAACCTTTCTTGATGAGGATCCGCCTGGTTCGCTAGGTGAATAAGGGAGCCCATGTTGAGGCCGCCACCGTGAAAGCCTGAGGCCCAACGTGCTGCGCAAGGGTCGCCACCTTCCCAGCAGAAGGCGTAATCAGGATCGGTTTTGCTCCAATCGCGCCAAAGCTCTAGCCCTTCATCACCGGGTAGTTCGGTGGCGATCATTGCGCCAATCTCCCACCAAAATCTCTCGCTACCTGCCCCTCTTGGAGCGATAACGCTCAAGCACTGGCGAGTGATCAGAATTTTTTCTTCCTTGGTTCGTCTGGCGTAGCGACTATCAACGACGCTGCTTTCAGGTTGATTGCGTTTGGTTTTCTCGGCTTTCATGCGCTCTAAGAGCCACACAGGAGCCTCAGGAAGGGCACTTAGGTCGCCATGAAGCTCATAGGACCCCCCACCGGCATATTCGCCGGCTATGACCCCCTGAGGACCCCAGAGGACTTCAAAGCCCTCCCCTTGGGTAGCTGCATGGGACAGGCCAGCAACATCAGGCCATAAAGCCTCTGGAACGTAAAAGAGGTATTTAGCGGCGTTCTTCTTGGCGCTCTTGATGCAGGGAGCTGTGTCTAAGTCGGCCCCCCATTTCTGGGTCAGTGCTGTGAGGTTCCGATCAACGTCAAGGATTACTAACCCTTTGGAACGTGCTGCGGTGTAAACACCGCAAGCACCAAAAAGCTCAGGGTTTTCGTCTATGTACCAAGCCGCTACAGCTGGCGCTAGGTCCTCGTGAGCAGCTCTAGCTAGTGGTGACTTTCCGCAGGCTTTTTGCCCGTTTGGAAGCGTTACGCCCTTCCTATAGATCGGTGCTGTAGCCCAATCAGCATCTAGCTGCTTGACAAGTTTACTAAGACTCATTAGTATTCTACGTAAGGTTTGCAAGAGAATTTTTTAAGCGTCCTGCTCAAACAGGGCGCTTTTTTCTTGCGTTCTCGCAGCCTAGAGCGTTGACATGCTCACGTCAAGCGTGTTATATTAGGAAAGCACAGGGCACTTTGCCCACTAGCACACAAACAACCATGGGATTTTTACCCGAAAGCGCCAGGAGCAACGTTGAAGCCTCTGGCGGCGGTTATCTCAATCCAAGCAAGATTCAGAGCGGTTCCCAGGTCCGCTTCAGACTTCTAGTGAAAGAACCCTTTTGCTTTTTCGAGGTTTGGGGCGAGGACATGATCAATGGAGGTGTAAAACCCTTCCGTTTTGCTGAGGAGCCAAGCCCATCAGAAATCGACATCGAGCTGGGTGATTACACCCGCAGACCTGGCAGGGACGGCAAAGGCTTGGAGCCAGTTAAATTCGCGATTGCCGTGCCGGTTTACAACTACGACACAGCCAAGATCGAAATCCTTCAGCTCAGCCAAAAGGGCTTGATTAGAGAGCTTGATCAGATCTCACAACAGGAGGATTTTACCAACATTCTTTCTACTGATTTCACCTTGGGTCGTGAAGGCGCCGGTCTTACCACCGAGTATTCCTTACGCCCTTGTCCGCAGAGGACCAAGGATAATGCGACGGTGGCAGCAGCCCTTGAGGAGGCGACCGCGCAGGGCTTTGATATCACGAGACTGCTTGGAGGTGGAAATCCCTTCAAAGCGGAGGCATAATTGCCCTGCCCGCTAGTTTCTCCTGGCTAGCGGGCTTTTTTCTTGTGGTAGGTTAATGATGGGGAAATTGTATTTAATTTATGTCGATTGGTACGGTTGGGGTCCACGACATTTTGGCAGGACTCCGCAAGTGGCCCCTGGAACGCCTGGACGACCACGACCCTAATGGCAGGGTCTACCGAGATAGGAAGGGAAATATCTATCATTCGGTAACAAGAATCCTCCAAGCAACAGCACCTGACCATCAGAAGGCATGGTTGGCTAACTGGCTGGAACGTCCAGGAAGTGCCGCCTTCAGGGATTCAGCCGCTACTCGTGGCACGTTGGCCCACAACCACGCCGAGCTGCTATTAAAAACTACGAATAAAATTGGCAGAGCAACAGCAAACCGTAAGGGCTCATGGAAAACAGGATCTGATGGATTGGAACGTTTACCAAAATCTATTTTCAGCTGGGCGTATGACAAAGCGATCGCGGGTGCGCCAACCGTTCCATGGTCAGCCGCTGGCTACGCCAGAGGCTTGGCCGGGTGGATCGGAGATAATGTCACGCAAGCGCACGCAATTGAGTTCAGCATCCACCATCCAACCGGCTTCGCTGGAACGGCGGATGGACTTCTGGATGTCATCAGCCCGTATGACGGGAAAAGCTATCTCACGGTGGTGGATTGGAAGACATCAGAGAGGCAACGTAGCGAAGAGTTATTGGGTGGATATATCGACCAGCTTGGGGCGTATTCAATCGGGCTCAACCATCTCACCGAGCTACGTGCGAAAGCTGGATGCATTGTGGTGGCACGTCGCAGTGGAGCGCCACAGGTTCGCTATCTCTCAGAGCTGGAGCTACGCGGCGCAGAAGTGCGCTTTGCCGAGCGTGTTGAGCGCTACTTCGCCGATCTTACGACTGGCTCGTAACATAAAAATAAGGGGGTAGGGGGGTCCCCCCTCCCTAAAGTCATTTTTCCCCAGAAAAAAAGGGATCTCCCCTATTCAAGAGTTCCAGGCATGGGGCGTAAGCGTCCACTGAACATGGAGAAATCGTCTATTGCCTGGTCCGTGATGACCAAGCATTCAATTCCACAATCGAGCGCTGCTGTCATTTCATCTTCCAACCGTGCCATCTCCCCAGGCTGGTACGTGATTTGATCAACGGAGATAACGCGATCCAAATCGTTGTAGGTGGTGTAACGAACCACTGCTAAAGCTCCTTCAAGTTTGCTGTATTGATAATGAGTGAGCGGTGTTGTCATGGCGTTGTTTTTGTGCTCGCTCCGTTTGCACGGATTGTTTTTGTTAGACATAGTTTGGTTCGTTTTGGAAAGTTTTTGCGATAAAGACAGGAAAAATCTTCCTATTTTCAGCAGTAATAAAGGATTCACTTAAAAAGGCCTGTAATAGGCCCTTAATAGGCCTATATATAGAAAGTACTATTATACTATAATACTATAATACTATAATAATATTTTATAATACTATTATTTTACTATAGTACTATATTATCACAGTATTACAGTATAACACTAGTGTAATATCGTATAAGGGTTGTCTCAGAGTGCGTCTAACGAGACTACGTTGTCTTGAAGTGTGTCTCATGAGTCTTCGCTCGCTCGACTGAGACACACCGTGAGACAGTCAGGACTCATTGGACTTAGGCTGGGACGTTTGCAAAGTGAGTCCCGCGAGACTCAATACCATCGGTTCGCTTCGCTCGCGCTGCAACTCATGAGTCTGGTGCGTCTCATTGGACTGGTCCGTATCGTCTGTCTCAACGAAGGGTTTCTCAGGTTGTGTCACACGAGGCTCATGAGACTGAGCAGCAGCTTTGACCGCTTGGAGCGCCTCCTGTTGAGAATGCTTTTCTTCCTCAGTGAGAATGATTTGCCCCTGCTTGTTGCGCTCTCGCTGGGCCTGCCTTCCCTCAACTCGGGAACGTACACTCTTACGCCAAGTTGCTTCATCCTTTGCCGCCGCTTCGTTAAAAATTGTTGTCGGAACACTTCTAGCCAAACCTTGATAAACCAACTCACGAACGAGAGCTGTCGGTTTGATTCCTCTTTCGGTAGCCAATGATTGAAGCAGTTCGGCTCTGGCTGGATCGAGCAAAATCTGTAAATACTTTTTTTGGCCGTGGTTCTGCATAAAACCTCTTTTGCTTTTCTCTAGTGTATCACCACGCGATTGATTTGTCTATTTCTTTCTGTGCTTTCATAGGCCTGGTCCGTGAAACTCGGCGCTGTTGGGCGCTTCCTTTTCTTACTTCAGCAGCCTTTTCAAGAAACATTGAAGCGCGTTGCAGGTCAGCAGTTCTAGCGGACTGGCACGCTTCCATTAGGCGCCTCCAAATTATTTCGCGGCCTGTTGGCATGTTTCGCTCGCTGCGCTCGCTCGCATAATGGCATAGTTTTAATGCACAAAAAAATTGGATTTAGTGCATAAATATGACAAACTGTAAAGTATTACAGTGTATTATACTATACAACGTTCTCGTCACAATATTACGATAGATGGTAATAATATTACGATAAACCTGTGGAAAACTCCTAGTTCTCGTCACAATATTACGAGAAAGCTGTGGAAAACTCGTGGTTATCGTCACAATATTACGATAGATGGTAACAATGTTACGAGAAACCTGTGGAAAACTTGTGGTTATCGTCACAATATTACGATAGATGGTAATAATATTACGAGAAAGCTGTGGAAAACTCAGTGTTCTCGTAACATTGTTACGATAAAACCTTGTTTATCGTAATATTGTGACGATAAAACCCCGTTTCTCGTAATATTGTGACGATAAAACCCCGTTTCTCGTAATATTGTGACGATAAAACCCCGTTTCTCGTAATATTGTTACGATAAAACCTTGTTTATCGTAATATTGTGACGATAAAACCTTGTTTATCGTAATATTGTTACGATAAAACCCCGTTTCTCGTAATAATATTACGATCGAGCGTTACAAGTGTAATACAATATATATAACAGATTGTAAAGTATTACAGTGTATTACATTAACTTGACTGGTGCGTTTAGGGAGTGTTACACGCGCAGGCGCGTAGGCGCGTAGGCGCGTAGGCGCGCAGGCGCGCAGGCGCGTAGGCGCGTAGGCGCGCAGGCGCGTAGGCGCGCAGGCGCGTAGGCGCGTAGGCGCGTAGGCGCGTAGGCGCGCAGGCGCGTAGGCGCGCAGGCGCGCAGGCGCGTAGGCGCGCAGGCGCGTAGGCGCGCAGGCGCGTAGGCGCGGGTATTCCCTGCTAGCCGCTGCAGGGCTGGAGCGAACGGGTTAGAAACGCCCTTAGCGGCGCCTAGGTGCCCCTGCAGTGCCCTTCTGTAGTACTGTGTGCTAGATACGAT